CGTGTCATGGACACAAACATAGAGAGAGGGAGGGGGGGTAAAAAGTCCGGGAAGGGCTATCAGGCGAACGGGGGCGAAGTCGAATTTTTGCGATCGCGAAATTTTCAAAATTAAAAAACAGGATATTAAATAAAAACAAAATCCAAACATTGAGTTATCCACAAAACTAAGGTTCAGTGGGTATCTGTAAAAGTTCATTCGCTGTATCTCTGCATCAGGAGAAAATCTAGAAAATGGGGGTAAAAAAGTGGGACGAAAGCAGACGCCGCAAGCGTTGAAGAAACTCCGCGGAAATCCCGGGAAGCGGCCTTTGAACGATCATGAGCCCGCTTTGAAGACGGGAAAGCCCCATGCCCCCAAGGAGCTTGCGGGCCTGGCGAAACGGGAGTGGGATCGGGTAGCGAAGATGTTACATGATGCGGGGTTGCTCACCACGGTAGATCGTGCGGCGCTGGCCTCGTATTGCATAGCCTGGCAGCGGCTCGTGGAGGCCGAGGAGGATTTAACGGCGACCGGTTTGGTAATTTCCGTGGAAACGGAACACGGAGTGAAGCGAATCAAGAACCCCGCCTGGTCCATACAGAAGGAAGCCATGGGCGAGATCCGTGCATGGGCTTCCGAGTTCGGCATGACCCCGAGTTCCCGGGGGAAGATCCAGGTTCCCGGTGCGGAGGATCCCGAGGGCGAGGCGGACCCGTACGATGAGTGGAGGAAGAAGGGTGAGCAGTTCAAGACTAAAAAAGCCACCAAGGAAGCCTGATCCAGAGTACGTGCACTTCTGCCGGGGTGTTTTGTCCGGGGAAACTCCTTCCTGTGAACTGGTACGCCATGCATGTTCCCGACATATGGAGGATCTCCAGACGGCTCCCGAACGGGGGCTGTATTTCGATCCCGGAGCGGCGGAACATGCCATATCGTTTTTCCCGGCCTTTCTGGCACACTCTAAGGGGGAATGGGCGGGGCAGCCTCTTGAGTTATTGCCCTGGGAAGCTTTCATTACGGCCATGCTTTTCGGGTGGATGCGGGAAGACGGGAAGCGGCGTTACCGTACCGCATATATCGAAGTTCCTCGAAAGAACGGGAAATCCACCTTTGCCGCAGGAGTGGGGCTCTACATGTTCGATGCGGACGGCGAGCCCGGGGCGGAAGTGTACAGCGCAGCCACGAAACGGGACCAGGCGAAAATCATTTTCAGTGAGGCGCAAAGGATGGTTGGCAAGAGCCGCTTCCTGAATCGGCGTATCAACGTACTCGCCAACAACATGCATGTGGAGGCTACGGCCTCCAAGTTTGAGCCCCTGTCTGCGGATGACAAGACCCTTGATGGCCTGAACATCCATTGCGGGCTCATCGATGAGTTCCACGCTCACCGCACCGGCGACGTGTACAACCTGATCGATACCGCCACGGGATCCAGAAGCCAGCCCTTGATTTTCATTATCACCACTGCGGGAAGCGATATAACAAGTGCCTGTTACGACATGCACGCCTATACCGAGAAGATCCTTTCCGGAGTTATCGAGGATGACAGCTTTTTCGGCATGATCTTCACCGTAGACGATCCCGAAAAATGGGGGGATGAGGCGGAATGGTTCAAGGCAAACCCATCCCTGGGAGAGGCGAAAAAGCTTGAGGACATGCGGCGAAAGTACCGCAAGGCCCAGGAAATACCCTCCCTGCGGAATGCCTTTCAGCGTCTAGAGCTGAATATCTGGACCGGTGCTGAAACTGCCTGGATTACTCCGGAGGCGTGGAGCGCCTGCGAGGAGGATCTCGACTTCGAGGAGCTGGCAAGGTTGCGATGCTGGGCCGGGGTGGACCTCTCCAGCACCACGGACCTTTCCGCTTGCGCCCTGATTTTCGAGCCGGATTCCCGGGGGCGTCAGGCGGTACTGGTATCTTCCTGGGTTCCCGGGGAGAACATAGAAAAGCGGGCGCGGAGCGACCGGGTTCCCTATGATGTATGGGCGCGGAATGGCTGGATATCCTCTACCTCCGGGAACGTGATAGACCACGACTGTATCCGTCTGACCATCCGGGATGATTTGAAAACCCGTTTTCCCCTGCTCCAGGCTGTGGGTTTCGATCCATGGAACGCTACGAAATGGGCCGTGGATATGGAAGGAGACGGTATTCCCGTGCTCCCAATCCGACAGGGATACAAGACTCTTTCCCCGGCGTGCAAGGAGTTGGAGCGTATCGTAATGGGGGGAATGGCGAGCCATCGGGGGAATCCCGTATTGGCGTGGTGCCTGAACAATGTCGTGGTTTCCTCGGATCCGGCGGAAAACATCAAGCCCGACAAGGCTCGTTCCATCGAACGCATAGATGCCCTGGTAGCTCTGGTGATTGCCATTGCCACAAGGCAGGAGCTTGAAGGAGAGGACCGGGAAAGTATATATGAGGGGAGAGGAATCGTTTCTCTTTAAAGGAAGGGAGGTAAGCCTTTGTGGCGTGATTTCATCAGAAGGAAAGTAGCCGGGGCCCTCGGGTTCGGGAAAAAGGGATCCTTGCTTGAAGAACTCCTTCTTCGGGGGACTCAAACGGCTGCGGGGGTTCATGTTTCGCCGGATTCCGCGATGCGGATCGCTACGGTTTTCTCGTGCGTTGGGGTTTTAGCTGAAACCGTAGCGCAACTACCGATACGGATATATCGCAAAACGGCCACGGCCAGGGAGGAAGTGCGGGATCATCCCTTGTGGAGACTATTGGCCACGGCGCCTAATTCGTGGCAGACATCTTTCGAATTCCGGGAGATGATGATGCAACATCTCTGCTTGCGAGGGAATTTTTACGCTCTCAAGGTGTTCGATAACAAGGGAATTGTGCGGGAGTTATTACCACTGAACCCGGATTGCGTCAGCGTAAAGCAGAATCCGGACTGGTCCATCACCTACACCGTAACGGATAGCAAGGCCGGATATCTGCATTACGGCAACGGGGAAATCCTGCATGTCCGGTATCGCACCCTCGACGGAGTAACGGGAATCTCTCCCGTAGCTTACAACCGGGAAACCTTTGGTATGGCCATAGCGGAGATCCGACATGGAGCGAATCTGTACCGGAACGGTGGTAAGCCCGGGGGAGTATTGGAGCATCCTGGACAGCTCTCGAAGGAGGCACACGAACGCCTCAAGGCATCCTGGGAACATGACTACGGCGGCATGAACGCCGGAAAGACCGCCGTACTCGAGGAGGGAATGAGCTACAAGCCCCTCACCATGACCCAGGCGGATGCTCAGTATATCGAAACGAGGCAGCTTACTATCGAAGAAATAGCCCGGATCTACAGGGTGCCACTGCACGAAATTCAGAGCACCCGGAAGAGTACCACCTGGGGAAGCGGTATCGAGGCTATGAACATCGGGTTCACTACCAGGACTATACTGCCCTGGTTGCGGCGCATCGAGGAGGCCGAAGTACGGGACTTGCTCCCCCCGGGTGACCGGGAAAACATCCAGATAAAATATATCGTCGAGGGTTTGCTCCGGGGAGACAAGAAGACGAGGTATGAAGTATATGGTATAGGAATCGATAAGGGTTTGTTATGCCCTAACGAAGTGCGTGCTCTGGAAGACATGAACCCCCGGGAGGGGGGAGATACATACCTTACACCGCTCAACATGCGAGAATCCGGAAGCTTAGGAGGTGAGGATCCCGGAGATGAAGAACCAGATGAAACAGACGATTGATCTGAAATGCCGTTTTGAAACGAAAGCCGGGGAAGAGCCCGGCTTTTTTCATGGCTACGGTTCGGTTTTCGGCAATCTGGATGGTTGGGACGATATCGTACACCCTGGAGCGTTCAAGAACAGCCTGGCCGCAAGAAAACCCGCCATGCTCTGGCAGCATTGCGGCAACGAGCCCATAGGCACCTGGGAGCACATTCAGGAAGACGAAACGGGACTTGCCGTAACGGGAAAGCTACTGGTTGGCAAGGTCGCCAGGGCTACGGAAGCCTATGAATTATTGAAAGCCAATGCTCTTGAGGGGCTTTCAATAGGGTATATGCCCGTCAAATGGGAGTACGAAGAACGGGATGATGTCCTAATTCGCCATCTCAAGGAGGTGGATCTTTGGGAAATTTCCCTGGTTACTTTCCCCGCAAACGAGCATGCCATCGTTTCCGGCGTGAAGTCTCTGGAAGAAGTGGATAGCCTGCGCGATCTCGAGCGATACCTGCGGGATGCAGGGCACTCGCGCAAGGACGCGGAGGCCATTTTGAGCTTGTCCAAAAAATTCCGGCGGGATGCGGAAGAGGAAAAGGCTCTTTGCGACATGGTGAAACAAACAATCCAGTACCTGAAAGGATAGGTGATCATTTTGGAAGAATTGAAAAGGTTGCTCGCGGAACTGGCCAAGACCTTCGAAGAATACAAGAGCACCAACGATGCGCGGTTGAAGGAAGTGGAATCGAAGGGCAAGGCGGATCCCCTGCTCGATGAAAAGCTTGCCAAGATGGATGAAAAGATGGCGGCTCTTTCGGCGGAAAAGAAGAAGTTGGAGGAATCTCTGAGCCTCCTCGAGGCCAAGGAGAACCGTCCCGGCAAGCCGGATTCCGGGGATCAGCTTCAGGCGGAGCACAAAGAGGCCTTCATGAACTGGGCGCGCAAAGGCAACGATGCCATGCTCCAGGATCTTGCCAGGAAGGGAACGAGCATTAACGTCACCACCGGGAGCGAAGGTGAATATGCTGTACCCACCCAGATTTCCACCCAGATCTACAGCCTGCTGACCCAGAATGCACCCATGCGAGGCGTGTGCAGGGTTATCCAGGTCGGCACCGAAGATTACAGCGAGCTGGTGAATACTCACGGGGCAACTTCCGGATGGGTGGGAGAAACCGATGCCAGAACCAATACGAACGCCCCGGAACTGGCGGTGCTGACTCCCTACTTTGGGGAAATCTACGCCATGCCCAAGGCCACCCAGAAGTCCCTGGATGACATTTTCTTCAACGTAGAGGGATTCTTAAGCGAGGAAGTTGCGAGGGATTTTGCGGAAAAAGAGAACGCTGCTTTCGTAAGCGGAGATGGAACGAAAAAGCCCAAGGGGATCCTTGCCTATACCACGGCAGCTACGGCGGATAAGTCCCGGGCTTTTGGGACTTTGGAATATGTTAAGACCGGCGCGGCTGCCGCCTTTGGAGACACCACCCCCCAGGATGTACTTATGGACTTGGTGTACAAACTCAAGGCCGGACATCGCATGAAGGCCCGATGGATGCTTGCGGGGGCAACTCTGGCAACAATTCGCAAGTGGAAAGACAAGGACGATAACTATCTGTGGCAACCCGGAATGGTTCTTGGTGAGCCGGATAAAATTCTCGGTTATCCCGTAACGGAGAATGACGACTGGGATCTCGTGGGGGCCAATAAGTACCCCATTGCTTTTGGGGATTTTTGGGCGGCTTATACCATCGTGGATCGTATCGGCATCAGGATGCTTCGGGATCCCTACACAGCAAAGCCCTACGTGCAGTTCTACACCACCAAGCGTGTGGGAGGCTTCCTCAAGGATTCCGAGGCTATTAAGCTCGTGAAGTGTTCGGCGTAGGAGGCAGAAAACATGAACCGCAAGGATGAGTGTAACAACCTTGCCGTGGCCACCGCTTTCGCGAATGTGCTGAAAGCCACGGTTGCCTCGCCTGCGGCAATGGATGTTCGGGACTGCGAAGGTGTTACCCTCTTGCTCCATGTCGGGGTTGGGGGTATCACCTTCGATGGAACGAACTATCTGGAGCTGCAGCTTACCGCCTCCTTCGACGGAGGCAGCACCTACGAGGCGGTGCCCGATGCGGACGTGGAGGGCGTAACCATCGGCGACAGTAGCGGCACTATCGCATCCTTCAAAACGGAGCACGCCGCTGCGGAGAATATCAAAATCGGATATCTGGGGCATGGAACGCATCTCAAAATCAAGCCCGTTTTTACGGGTACCCACGAAACGGGAACGCTCTTGGCGTGCGCGGTTATCAAAACCCTGCCCAAGCTGCGCCCCGTGGCATAGCGCAGACGGGAGGTAATCATGGGCGTACTGACGATTCAGGAGGGCGGGCTTTCGGGGCTCGCCCCTTCTTTTACCGCGGCGAGTTCCGAAGGGGATACCTTTCTGAACGACGGCCAGACGGTGTTGTATCTGAAAAATGGCGGCTCCGGCAGCGTAACGGCCACCGTGGCATGCCAAACCGCATGCAACTATGGAGTGATGCACGATGCGGCGGTGGCAGTTCCCGCCGGGGAGGAGCGTATCATAGGGCCCTTTGCGAGGGGACGGTTTTCGAACAACTCCGGGTATGCCGCAGTGACGTACAGCGGAGTGGATAGCCTGACCGTAGCGGCGATTCAATTCCCGGGGAGGTGATCCGTCGATGCATTCAGTGGTGGTGATACCCCCGGCAGATGAGCCGCTCGATGTGGAGGAAGTGAAAATTCACTCCCGGATAACCACGGACAGGGAGGACGATCTCTTGCGAGGGTACATTACCGCCGCGAGGGAATACTGTGAACGGTTTCAGGGGCGATCTTACTGTACCCAGCGCCGGAAGATGGGGCTTTCGATCCTCCCGGATGGAGTGACTCTGGAAGATGGTCCCGTGCAAAGGGTTCTGAGCATAACGGTGTATATGGCGGACGGATCGGAGGTGGTTCTTCCCGGGGAATCTTACTACCTGGTGGATGATGCGATTTGCAAGTTCCAGAGAGCGGAATGGCCAAGCCTCGACAACGTGCGCTTGCGGGATCCCGTGGAAGTGGTGTATGAAGCGGGGTATGGATCCCCGGCGGAAGTACCCCAGCGGGGGAAACAGGCCATGTTAATGCTTATATCCCACTGGTATGAACACCGGGAATCCGTAGCCGTGGGGGCCGTTTCCTCGGAAATACCCCAGGGCGTGGAAATGCTTTTATGGCAGGACAGGAGGGTGCCGGCATGAGTACGGGAGCCCTGCGGGAATGGATAAAGGTCATGCGGGTTATGCGCACTCCGGACGGGGAGGGGGGCTATCGTGAACGAGACGTGCCTCTTTTCGAAACATGGGCTCGGGTGGCCACCCCTCGATCTTTGGAGCGAGCCGTGGCGGGCAAGCCTACGGATGTGCGGCAATATGAGGTTACGTACCGCGATCAGGGGATCGATCCCGGGATCGGGGACAAAATCTTCTGGAATGATTCCACGTTGCAGATAGACGGTATTTCCCCGGAGCCCATTTCCGGGAAAGTCCATCTATCCTGTACGTACATCGAGTAAGTCCATGCAGGTAAAGCTTGAAGGTACGGATAAAGCCCTTAAATCCCTGCAGAAGTTACAGGGGAAAGAGCTCGAAAGGGCAATGCGTAAATGGATGAATCAAGCCATTCAAGTGATCCTCGAAGAGGCAAAGCGAAGAGCGAGTTTCGTGAAGGGATATTCCACGGGAGCCTTGAAGGAGTCGTTGCGGAAAAAACTGAAAAAAAAGAGGGATGGAACGCTGCAGGCCAAGGTGGAGGCCTGGTATCCAGAGCCCGGAGACAAAAAGAAGTATTATGCCTTTGCCGTGGAATATGGAACGAAGACCCAGGGCCCTCAACCTTTCTTGCATCCCGCAGGAGAGGCGAAAAAGGAAGAGGTTGTCAAAATCATGACCGATGGCATGGAGGATCTGGTGCGGGAGGCGGAGCGCCGTGGAAAATGATGACATGCACAAGTTGGTCTTTCTGGCCCTCACATCCTCGGAATCCCTGATGGCGGAAATCTCCGGGGTGTACGATTCTCCCCAGGAGAAGGCGAAGTCCCCCTACATCATGCTCGGGACTTTGCGTGAATCCCCGGGGCCCCTGGTCCATGAACTGGATACAGAGGGTTATCTGGACGTGCATATCTGGAGCGATTACCAAGGGAAAAAGGAGGTTTTGCGCCTCGTCCAACTCGTACAGGAAGCCCTGTATGACGTGGAAGGATCCCATTACGAAGGTATGGAAATCCTTCAAGAAAAATTCGAAAACAGAAGGTGGCACCACGGGGTGACCACCTTTCGTTTTTATTTGGGGGTGTAAAGATTGGCAGGGAAAAGCAGCAAATACGCAAGGGTGTATGTAGAAAACTCCTCGGGGACCGCCCTGCAGTTTGAGCAGTGTTCCGGGGTGGATCTCGATAGAACCAGGTCGAATATCGATACGTCCGTGATCGGGACGGAATGGAAAGAATATGTGCCGGATCAGATCGAATGGTCCATGAGCATCGAGGGAAATTATTACCCCTCCGATCCCGGACAGGCGGAATTACGGGATGGATTTTATGCGGACGGCGAAGCCGTTACGGTACGCTTCCGTCCCGAAGGAAACGGTAATGGTAAGCCCGAAGAGTATGGCGACGCGATCATTTCCGGATTCAAGACGGGGGCCAAAACGGGAGACAAGATTTCGGTGAGTTTCTCCCTTACCGGTACGGGGCCTCTTAGCCAGGGGGTGCAGTCCTGATGGGCTACCTCCCTGATTTTGTCGATGTGCGGATAGGCGGGCAGGTTCGCCCGGTGCGCTATGGAATGAATTCGATCCGGAAGATCGAACAGGAAACAGGAAAGTCTATCACGGCGGTAATACATGAGGTGTCAAGCCCGGGAGCATCTCTGAATACATTGGTCGTAATCGTCTGGGCCGGGTTGTTGGTGAGGACGCGAAATCTCACGGTTGATCAGGTCGGGGATTGGCTTGACGAAACGGAGGATATTGCTGAGGTTTGTCGGCCTTGCGTGGATGCCCTCTCCGAGTCTTTGGAACGGAAGTTGACCACGGAGCAAGGCTCCGGATATGAAGAGGTTCCCCAGGAAAAAAACTAACCCAAGAGGCCCGACAAAAACGCTGGAAGAAGATTTTTCTTGTTGCTCTCGGGCCTCTTGGTCTATGCCATGAAGATCTGTGGACGGTTACTCTGGGAGAGTTTTTGGACCTGGAATATGCCTATGATTATGAGCAATTTCTTTCCCGCAGGCATTTCGCCTATCTGGGAGCGGTCGTGGCAAATCTTCTAGGGACGAAACCAGCTTTAGAAGTAGATGATTTATGCCCTATTCCGGACGATTGGAGGTGATTTTCCGTGCCATTATTGAATTTTATCCTTGGCGCTGATGCTTCGAAAGCGGAAAAAGCCATAAAGAAGTTTGACCGAACTCTCCGAAATTTCGAACGTGGTACGAAAGCCACCGGCCAAACGCTGACGAAATACTTTACCTTGCCTATCATGGCTGGAGCGGCGGCAGCCACAAAAGCCGCTAACGACGTCGATAAGAGTATCCAACGAATAGCCCGTGGGACCGGGGCAACCGGGAAAAACCTCGAAGCCCTTGGAAAAAGTTTCCGAACCGTGGCGCAGGAAGTCCCCCAATCGTTCGAACAGACGGCTACGGCCATCGCGGACTTGAACACGAGAACCGGGGCTACCGGGAAAAATCTTGAGAATCTCGCAAAATCGGCTCTCGACACTTCCAGAATTTTAGGGGAGGATCTTGGAGGGCTTATTGCAGAAACTACGAAAGCCATGAACGATTGGGGAGTGGCGAACGAAAGCGCCGTTCCCGTTATGGATAAGCTTTTCAAGGCCTCTCAGGATACGGGGATTTCCGTCACGAACCTTGCCAGAGGACTCTATAAATACGGATCTCCCCTGCGACAGATGGAATTCGACCTGGATACGACCATTGGCTTGCTTGCCAGTTTTGAAAAAGCTGGGGTGAATACCGAGCTTGTGCTCGGATCTTTGCGGATTGCCCTCGGCAAAATGGCCTCCAAGGGAGTTTCCGACGTCCGGGAAGGGCTTGCCCAAATAATGGAGGGTATTACAAACGCCGGGAGTGCCGGAGAGGCTGCGAAAATTGCCATTGCCGCATTTGGTTCTCGGGCTGGTCCCGATATGGCGGCGGCGATCCGGGAAGGTCGCTTTGAGGTGGCCAACCTGGTGGAATCCTTGCAGGATTCCGAAGGAGCTATCGAGAGAGCCGCAAAAGCCACCAAGAATCTGGAAGACAGATGGGGGCAGGTAAAAAACAAGCTTATGATTGCCATAGAGCCCATGGGGAAAGCCATTCTTGATTTGGTGCAGCAGAAGATCCCGGTGTTGGAGCGCAAAATAGGCAACTTAGGGGAAACCATAGGCGGCATGTCCGATGAATCCAGGGCGAAAATATTGAAATTCGCCCTCGTTTTTGCTGCAGGAGGGCCTTTGCTGCTTGGGCTCGGAACGGTTACCAGGGCTGTGCGGGAGCTGACATCGGCGCTTTTATGGTTCACGACATCTCCCGCCGGGCTTGTGACAGCCGCCATAGCGGGAATGGCCGTGGCCATGTGGGATTATGCAAACGCCAGCGAGGAAGCGAAGAAGAACACGCGGTCTGTAATGTCCTATATGGGTGTCTCCGGGCTTGCCAAAGAAGCCAGAATTGCTGGTGGGCTTGAAGAACAAATCCCTGGGGCCTTGCCGAACGACGGCAAAATAACCCCTGATTTTTATTTGCCCGGGACGGGATCTGGAGTTAAGCCACCCCAGGGGAAAAGCCCGAAATCTGGTGAAGAATCGGGCACAAATCTGAATTGGCTTATGGGCGGAAAAACCGAGACGGCTATTCAGGGCATCACAGAAAAATACTCCGAGCTCGCCATAAAGCTTTCCCAGGCTTTGGGAATTTCGGGGGAGGAGGCGGAACGACGGCTGGAATCTGCCAGGGAAATCGGCGAACTGACAGCGGCGGAAGTGCAACGTTCCGAAGAGAGGAATGCTTTGCTGGAAGAGGCCCGCATGATCTCCGAGCAGATTAGCGAGAAGACAGGCGAAATAGGAGAGAAAACGAGCGATCTTGGCGACATGACAACGCTTTGGGTTAACGACTTGTCGAAAGGTTTGGCAGATGCCATCGTGAATGCCCGGGATCTTGGTGATGTGCTCGAAAATCTTCTGAAGCAGATAGCTTCAAGCGCACTCCAAAAGCTTATAGGGGGCGTCCTTGGTGGTCTCTTCGCCGACGGTGCGGCCTTTTCCGGGGGTATGGTGACCGCTTTCGCCTCGGGAGGGGTTGTTACCAGCCCTACAATATTCCCTATGAAAACAGGTATGGGACTCATGGGGGAAGCTGGGCCGGAAGCGGTTATGCCGCTGAAACGCCTGTCGAATGGCCGTCTCGGCGTAGAATCCCAGGGGGAAGGCGGCGGAACCACGGTAATCAACCACTTCAACATTTCCGCCGTGGATGCCAAGAGTTTCGCGGATCTCGTAGCCCGGAATCCGGGGGCTATCACCTCCGTAGTGGCGGGAGACTACCAGAATAACGGCGTTACCCGGCGTGTAATAAAGGGGTCTTAGATTATGGAAACCTTTTCGTATCTCCCTCTTCGAGTATGGGAAGCCGACATTGGCCACAGGGTGCTCACCTCCGCTCTGGAGGGTGGCAAGGAACAACGCAAATATAAGGGTCCACTTCCCCGGGAGTGGACCCTTTCTTTTCGCGCCAAAGCGGCAACTATAAACGGCATTCTGGATTTTTTTGATGCCCGCAAAGGTTCCTTCGAGGCTTTCTACTGGACCGTGCCTGGAACGCGCACGGGAACCCCGGAAACCGTGACGGTGCGCTTCAAGGATACGAAACTGAAAACGCAGTGGCGTAGCGTGAGGATCGGGGAAATGGCCTCGGTGACGTTCAAGGAAGTGTTGTAAATATTGAATAAAGCCCCTTCGGAGAGGGGCTTTTCCTGTATTCCGCTACGCCTTTATTCCGAGCCTATTTTTCAGGCCTTCCTGGAGAACCGTGGAATAGCTAATCTTCGCCGCCTTTGCTTCCACATCCAGCCACCGGGGAAGCGTAACCATACGGTTTACCGCTTTGTTGTTCATCTTTTCCCGGAATAATGGCATGAAAACATCCACGAGCACTACAACCTGACCTTTTCCGGGGGAAAGCTCCGTCGGGCGGGTAGGTTCCGGGATTTCGTCTCCGTCTTCTTCCATACCGAAGAGGTGGAGAGAAAGAGCTTCACGAGCCATGCGCAACGCTTCTTCTTCCGGGGCTCCCTGGGAGACGCAGCCGGGAAGATCGGGGAATACCACTCCGATTTCTTCCCCTTCATCGTAGCAGAAAAATGCGGGATATACGTACTTGTCTTTTTTGTCCTGCATTAGGAAAACCTCCTTCGGGGCTCTATATTTTGAGCCCCGATTGTTTTTTGATGCTTGCCAGAACTGAAATGTTTAAAT